TTCTGAGCGTCTACCCACAGTTTATAAAACATATTCATACCATGAGGTGTAGATACAATTATCATCTTAGTTTTTTGACCAGATGATATAGTAGGATATACTGATGAGAAAAACTGTTCGGCAATATTTGCCGGCACAAACGCAAACTCATCTAAGAATATAATGTTGTATGAACCACCACGAATTGCACTTGATGATGTTGAGGCGGCCACAATACTTGATTTATTTTCTAATTCTATTGACCCTTTGTTCCAGTTAATTACGCCTTGTTGTAACCACTTAGGTAAGTTTTCATATGCCAGTTGTAAACGACCCAATATATCTCTTGCTGTAGATGATTTGTTTGCTAGTATAGCAATGTTACAGTTCGGGTTAAATAACGCATAATGAAGTAAATAAGAGACAATGGTTGTTGATTTACCTGATTGTCTAGGCAATTTACATATAGTAAATCTTTCTTCATGCATTGTAGAGACCATTTCTTCTTGAAAGCCATACATATTAAATGGCACAAGTCCTTCATCTAATGATACAATTTGTACATATGTTTTGATAAAGTATAATGGGTCGTTTTCACATTTACGAAACTCTATAACCTGTTCTTTTGTAAACTCAACAGGAGTATTTACTTTCTTTAAATTAGGATTTCCTAAGTAAGCGTCAGACATAATATCCCTCTATGTGTGTATAACCCATTTGTAAAGCTGTAGTTACTCTTTGACTACCCTTTACTACTTTTAATAAATTTTTTTTATACTCTTTACCTAATGCACCATATGTGCCTTCGTTTGTGCATTTATGTACTTCTATTGGATTTAACATATCGGCGCCGTTGAGTATATCTTCTAATACAAATCCGTGTTTAACAAATGCTAAATCACTTATCTGAAATATCTCTGTGTTTAGTGTTGATAACTTTGCTTTTAGTATTTTCATCTTTCTTTAACATCTTTTGTAATTCAGCAGTTGAACCTACAAATAAAGCATTTTGAATTTTAGTATCGGCAGTTCTAGGTAATTCTTTTAAATCTTTTAATTTTTTATTTAAATCTTGTAATTTATCTACAGTATCACCTACACTTTTTATTAATTGGCCTGCTACTTCATATGCTCTTGGATGTTCTCCTTCTTTTGCAACAGATAATATACCATCTATTGCTTCTTGACCTTTTTGTATTAAATCGTAATACGCCTCTCTAGAATAATCATGGTCGTTATCTACATCTGTTTCTTTGTCTTCTTTTCTGACAACAGCAGGTGGCTTAGATTCTGGTTTAGAATCTTCAGTCTCTACTCCTAGATATTTGTTTATTATATCATCTGTTGCCATACTACTATTTATCGTTATGTGTATATCCAGGCATGCCTAAACCCATTCTATTATCAAATTTTACATTATCTTTTATATTTTTTTTCTGTTTATAATGTATGAAAACCTGAGAACACTCACCATCTTCCATCAACGGTTCTCTCCAATGTTCACATTCACATCCTAAATATATCATACAATCACCAGGTTCTAAAACTACTTTTTTACCTTCATCACCGCCAGGTATATATTTTTCATTTTTAAATTTTCCATTTTTAGAATTAGGGTCTATGTAAATTGGCCACTTAACTCCACCCAAATTTATTGTACCAGATATTTCACACTCACCTCTATCTTTGTGTCTTGTTAATTCTGACATTTGTTGATATATTCTGAAGTAAGTATACTCTGGTGATAATTCTAATCCTATTTTTTTCTCTATCTTAGGTTGTAAATCTAATAACATATTATCAAATAACATATCTCCATATTTACAATAAGTATGCTCAGTTTGACCATCATTAAATTTACCATAATCTTCATTAAAAGGATTAATATAATTATAGTTTCTTAAAGTAGCATAAACATCTCTACACCTATAAGCATAATCATTATAAATTTTTACTAATTCTTTAGATAATAAATTTTTAATTATCACATATTTTTCATCAAATATATTCATTTCCACGGTTCTCCTAATGACCACATAACTAGTGAATATCTTATGCCGTCTGTTATAGTATTTATTTTATGCCAAAGATAACTTGGAAACACAACAACAGAGCCTTGTGTTCTAAATTTTTTAGGAACATCTATGAGAGTATCTTCACTCATTGAATCAAGTCCTCTTAAATTAAAACTTAAACCCCCACCCTCATAATCATTTGGGTCTGATAGTTGTACTATCATTGATAATTTTCTTATTAACTTTTTATTTTGTTCAATATCTACGGTATCTTGGTGCCAATTATAATGTCCATTAGGTTTATATTCTGTAAATTGTACATGTTCTTTTTCAGATATATTAAAATGAAAACCTAAATTATTACAATTGTTTACAATAGGATTTAAAAGATTATAAATCCAAGGTGTAGAAATCCATGTTGTTCTACTATTTCTTATATTCTTTGAGTGATTTTTTTTATCTTCATCATCAAAAAGATAATCTGTACTGCCTGTAACGCCTTCGTTAAGTTCTAATGTTTTCCCATATTGTATTATTTCATTACAGGTATGTTTGGGTATACCACCTTCTAATAAATAATACCAATTGTCTTGTAACATAATAAAATCACCTGTTAATTATATAAAATATTTATAAACTTTTTAACTTGGTTTAGTTGGCATATCTAGATTAGGAAATCCAGATTGTGCTGGTAAATCTCTTAATGATTGTCTATAAGTTGCCCATTCTGTTTTCTTACTATCTGATAATGGACTATCACTAAACTGTGTCCAATCAGAATCTCTTAATAAAATATCTCTTTCTAATCTTTTGTTTACAATTTTTTCATCATTAGTTGTAAAATCTTTTCGTACAAACTTACTATCGACATAAGCATTAGCGCCGTCATTTAATGCTTGTTGCCAAACTTCTTCTGTTACTTCTACATTCGGTGTAGGTATAGTATCGTGAACATCATCACAATACCAACCTTTAAGTTTTTCTCCGTCCAAATATGCAAAATATGCCATGTTAATGCCCCCATGCGACATATACTACGCCGTTTGTTGAACCTGATACATTATGAGCACCAAAACCTGATGTAGTCATACTGCCGTCAGGAAATGCTGAATGATGAGTACCACTTGTCATTACAGTCCAGCTGGCTGCAAATGAATGTAGAGCATTAGGAAATGTAAGAGGAAATGATATCGTTGTATTTGTAGCGTTTGACAAACTGCCTTGTCTACCCCATTGACATATTAAACCATTATTAAATGTACAATAACCATTTGTATTATTAGTAAATGCTGTATGTATAGCAACACCTGTTAAACTTGCGCCACTAATTGCTGGTAAAGCACCAGTAAGTTGTGCTGACGGTACTGTACCTGATATGGTCATATTACCACTAGGGTCTAAAGTAAATTTATCTGAACCTGCAATTTTAAAATGAATAGTATCATCTGTGTCAGCAGTAATACTAGTATCACCATCAGCGTCTAGAATTAATTCTGTGCCTGAAAATCCATCAACGAGTATCTTCGCTAAATCTCTTGCTCTTGTCATATGTTATCCCTTAGGATATTTGTCCTTAACAGCCTTGATAGTAGTTTTCCAACCATCTATGCCGTTATGATATAAGTCATCTAATTGGTCTTCTAATGTAGGATATTCTTCTGCTCTTTGTCTTCTATAATTTTTAGCGTTATGAGCATTTACTAATTCAGTTAATTTTGCATTTACTTCACTTTCAGTTGGCGCTGAATTTTCTGAATCATTCCAAACTAAAGTTGAAAAGTCACCACTATCTCTTAACATAAAAGTTGAATTAGGTTTTAGTGCCTTAATAGCATCCACTAATTCTGGTGTATGGTCTTCATGTTCTGCAAATTTTATTGTCATATTATGTACTAATTGTTGTATTAGCCCCCAATAATTCTATTACATGCAAGTAAATAGGCGCTCTAGAATGTGATACATTAGAATCATTATTATCATTTGTACTTCTACCTAGATACCAGTTACCTTCTGATTCTGCCTCAATTTGAAGTCTATATGTTAATGCACTTGTTGTGTTAGGTGATAATATACAAGACCCAGCAAATACTGTTGAGTGGTTGTTATCACCAGGTCCTTTACATTTAAATGAAGACCTTTCTCTACTACCACCAACATCACCTATACCGACAGCAGAATCGTTTTCTGTAAATCTAAATGCAATGGTATTATTATTTGAAGCGCAAGTACCAGTTGCAATAAGTAATATTTTATTAGCAGTAGCGGCTGGTGTAATTGCGGCTTCTAAACCTGTGTTTTGAAATGCACCTGAACCTGAAGATGAAGCTGTAATTTCATCTGAAGAAACTTTGACTATTGTTCCTATTGAAGAAATACCTGTTAATGCTGAACCATCGACAGCAGGCAAAGCACCAGTAAGTTGTGCTGATGGTACTGTACCCGTTATAGTCATATTACCACTAGGGTCTATGGTAAACTTATCAGAACCACCTACTTTAAAATGAATGGTATCATCAGTATCAGCAGTAATACTGGTATCGCCATCAGCGTCTAAGACTAATTCTGTACCTTGAAATCCACTAGAATGTAAACTTGCTAAATCTCTTGCTCTTGTCATATGTTATTACCCCTTAGGATATTTGTCTTTTACTTGTTTAATTTTTGCAGCCATGTCATCTGAGAAAGCTCCTTTTGCATAAAGGTCATCTAATTGGTCACCTATATTAGGATATTCTTTTCTTCTCTTGTCTTGATAATCAAGTTTTTCTACTTCAACAATACTAGCGTCTAAATCAGATTGACTTGGTTGTGTAATATCTGTACTATCCCACCTTATAGTATAATCATCTTTTGTACCAAATACGGCAAACTGTGCATTTGGTTCTAATCTTAAAATTGCTTTTGCTACAACACTACTCATACTATCTCCATTGCTGTTATTGTCGGTGCTTGAACATCTCCAGTTTCGCCAAATACATGAGTACCACTACCTTGATATGCTTTTACTGAATAAGTATAAGTGCCGGCTGCTGGGTCATCAATATCCATTATTGCAAACATATAGTTTTGTGATGTTGCTCCTTGATTTTCTACTATATATCTTTTTCCTATTTCAGTTGTATCTCTATAAAGTCTAACATAAAACCAACCACCATCTTGTCCGGGATTTGAATCTCCACAAGCAGTAACTAACACATTTTTACCTGTTGTTGTAAGTGATACACTCGCTATAGTTGTAGCAGTTGCACTATTAACAGTTACAGCACTTGCATCCGAAACTGCTTTTGCTTGTATTTGTTGTCCTGTAAAAGTTCCTGAAGCTCTGTCTCTTGCTCTTGTCATCTCTTAACTCCCTCTAGTATATTTATTCATCCGTGTCTGTGCTAGGATTATATTTTTTAGAATCTTCAAAAAATTCTATGTTTGTTGTAAATCCAAAATCATCATCAGCGTCTGCATTTGTAGGGTCAGGAGTTGTAGTAACTCTTTCTACTCTTGCTTTATTTGTAGTATCTGTATCATCATATAAATCAATCTTGACTTCTTTGATAGTTTTACTTGTGTTATCAGGACCAAATAGATATGTCTTAGCAGTAAAATTTAATGTGTAGATTACAGCTCTTCTTGATGTATAACCACCGTCATAAGTATCCTGATAATTAACACTATTTAAAACAATAGGTACATCTCTTTTAATATTTAATTCTGGTACTGCATTTACTGTTACTGTATAGTCTGGTTGAAAGAATGGTAGTATTTGTTCTACTATTTGTAGACCAGCTTCTGCACTTGCTGTAAATGAATATAAAGAAAAGCTTAAATTATACGGAACAGGTGTGTAATTAAAATTCATTACTTTGCCATCTACATTAGATTTTACAGTCTTATATTTTTGCACTCTTGTAAGTTTTCTATCACCATCATATGAAAGACCTGTTATTTCAAAAGATAATTTAGGTAAAGTAACTGCAAATTGTCTATCATTTAAATTAGGTTGTTGTTCTAATCTTGTTAAAAACTTTTCTTTAGGTGCATATGCTAAAGGCACTTTAATAGATTGCACTACATTACCATTTGAATCCCTTCTTTTGATTTGTATATTATTAAAGATTTGACCAAACGCAATAGTCATTCTTCTCATTGTCTGATTGTAAAAATAATCTCCGAA